GTAGTCTCCCGCAAGATCGTTAAAATCTTGTGCTCGAACGGGAGTATTACCAACGTTACCTCCGACGTTATGTCGAGGCCCTACATTGGCATTTGTTATTTTTGCTGTTCTTGCCATTTTATTTATTCTATTTCGTTAAGTTCTATTTTACTTGTTTGGTATCGTGGACTCTCTATACCTTCTAGAGCTTCTACAACAGCCATTCTAACAATCTCTCTGTGTGTGTGATTAGGTAATATACAATCTTTATCTGTAGCTATAGCATCAGCTTCTTTTAGATACCTTAAATAATAAGTTTCTATAGACTGATTAGCTCCATGTATTAATTCACAAATATTACCATCATCTCCAAACCCTAATCTATACACAGTATTTTTATGGGGTTTGTTAAAAGGATCGTCTATAATTTTATTATAACGATCGTGAGTTATAGGTGTAACACCCACTCTTTTAACACCTTGTCCAGATGTAATTATATCTGCTTCTTCATTTATAGCGTGCCTGTAATCGTCAGGTAACGCAAAATGAATTGCATTAGGTTTAGCATTTGTAGCAGAAGAAATTGCAGAGATGTTTTCTTGCTTTATCAGCGTTCGTAAATCATCTCTGCGTTTCTGATCCTCTTCAAAACTTGTACGTCTAGGGTTGTTTCCAAAAGCACGTTTAGTTATAAATTTATCTTGGGATATATTTAAAAGCGTATCTATTTCTCCTTCTAAAAAAAGAGGATTCGCTGATGAATCTATCTTATCCATTAAAAACTTAAACTCTGCATGCATTTCAACTCTAGTCATATTATTTTGATATAGACATTTTACCTTTTAAATCTAGATACACTTCCTGATTGCCAGGATTTTGTAAATATTCAATCGTTTGCTCAAGTGTATACCCTACAACATCTCCACCAGGAAGTTCGTATTTAGTGCCATTTTTTACAAGAACTCTTGACGCTATACAGTCATCAATAAATGCTCTCATTTTAAATGTTGGGTCTTCTACAGTAGTAATAAATGTTTGTGGATTATCTGTTACGATTTTATCCAGTTGTGCTTCAACAAAGTCTACAGACGAATCGTCTCCAGCTCGTTTACCCATAACCTTAAGAACATCTTTCATTTCTGTAGTACTCATTGCACTAAACACTTTGTAAGCTTTACGCTTAAGTTTAGATTTTTTATTTACTACTTTAGCTTCTTGCTCATCAGAAGTCATTATGTACTCTGCAAATGGCGAATCAAATCTTTCCATTTCTGAGTTAGCAACTCTTTGGTGAGCTTGTAAAACTAAGTATTTTAATTCATCTTCTGGAAGAGATAAGTCAAGAATAAGCCCATCTTTAGGAACATCCACTCTAAACATAGTCCAATAATCTTTATTGTATTTAGACAATGTTCCAGATGACATGTGCATTATTTTTTCAAGTCTTTGCTCATCTTTCTCAGTTAATCCAGTTTTAAGAACTCCTGAACCTCTTGTAGCTTGAACGGTTAAACGTTCGAAGCATTTAGAATAACGGATGCTCCCGTCGTGATCGTCGGGAAGCCATCCATTTTTCTTAATAGGTTTTAGAGTAACCTTATCTGGTGTAGTATTTATAATAACACTTTCATTCATCATCTCAGCTTTTTGTTTTGCAACTTTTGCCATGTCTTTCTTCTTTCGTGTTTATATTAATTTATTTACTAGATAGTTGAGGAGTAAATTAATTCTGCACAAGACATTGGGTTTGCAATAAGCACACCTTGTTGAGCTTGAGCGAATAATTGGTATCCATCTACTGCTGATGCAGAGCCTTTACTAAAGTTAGTGTTTGGACCTAATGGTGAAGTAGAACCAGCTACGTGCCACATTAATTCCTTACGTCCTTTAGGGTATACTCTACGGATATTCTTTTCTCCACCTGAAGTACCCATGTTTAGGATAGTATAACGGTAAGACTCAGTGTATCCACCTTTTGGGTGCGGCACACGGTTACGTACTTCGTCATCATACATTGGTAAATGAACTAGAGTAAACTTGATACCTTGTGGCCCCATGTATTCTCTGTATTGTCCTTTAAATCCTAAGTTTTGTCCTTCACCAGAAATTCTTTTAGAATCTAATGGTTGGAAACGAGCAGCGTGGTTTTCAAGAGCTCTATGGAATTGTACCATACCTCTTTCACCTGTAAACGCTACAAAGTTACGTTGGTCTTCTGGAAGAATGTTAATTGATAAGTTCAATAATACATCTTCTAAATAGTCAATTGTAAAGTCAGTATAGTGGAACTTGTAAGACGGTGCAATTTGCTCACGTAAACCAGCTCCTTCAATAATTGGAGAACCATTTGCTCCAAACATATTGTAAGTACCGTTAGCTTGCTTGTTAGATTTAGAGAAGAATAACATTCTTTCTTTTTCTTTCATCCACTGACACATGAATTCCCATTCAGCATATTGAGTCCAAATCTTAGAAGTCTTGTTAGACTTAGGATCTAGCATTTCAATTACTAACGGACGTTGGTGCATGTTTCCAGGAATAGTGTAAGTCTTAGATAAGAAAGACATTGCATTACGCATTTTGAACGGAGAGCTGTAGCTTGTTTCACCATAAGTCTTGTTCAGTGTTCTTTCTTGCGGAGAGTATTCTTTACTCGCTTTAGCACCTGCAGTTAATAACGTAGGAGCTACAAAAGAGTCAGCATCTGCTGCCATAAGTACACAAGGGTAGATAAACGACCCACCTTGCATGAAAGGCTCACGCATAACACGTACAGCTGTTTCACCGTCATCTAATACTAGTTTGTCTGTTACCGAAAAATACTTTTCTGCAAAACCAATTAACATTTCTGCTCCGTATTGACCTGGAGTTCCTGATAAAGTAGTTGTCATAGTAACAGCTTTCTCGTCGTCACCTTTTAAGTACCATTCGTAATCATTGTCGTCTGGAAGCTCTTGCTCGCCACCGCCAATTGATAAAAAATAATCTAAACCAGCATATTGGTTTAGGCCAAAAACTCTACTAATGATATTTGATACCAAAGTTGGTTCTTGTGCAAATACGCTTCCTAAGTGGTTCTCTGTTGTTAAGCCAGACCAACTTTTAGGAGCATACATCTGTAATGAACTAATGTTGTTTGCCATTGTTAATTTAATTTAATTATTACTTGTTGTTTATAAATAAATAGCTCCTATTGCAGAGATTTTCTCATAGTGCTGAAATCAACATTATTTGAAGTACCTCTACTTGGTCTGGAACCAGTTTTTTTCGTACTTTTTATAACGTCTGCCAACTTCCGTGTTGACTTAGTTGTTGACTGACGTTCAAACGCTGAAAAATCCCACTTTAGGACTGTCGCTAAATATGCTATTTTTAAATCAAACTCTGGATCTTTTTTTCTCATTTTCATGATTTCATTTTCTCCGTTCCTGTCTAACTTAGTTATACCACTGTACAATAAATCTTTTTCTTTTGGATTTAATGTAAAGCCTGGTAAAATTTCTTCTTTTTTATCTATATGAGTTTTTAGATCAGATAGCCAAGTTTTATGAGCTTCTACTCGCTCTTGCTTATCTTGCTTTTGTTTCTGAACCATTTGCTCTTTTTGATGTTTTTGAACATCTTGTAATGTACTTAAAGCTTCTTCAGCTTCTTCTAGTAGTACACCTGCGTCTTCGTATCTTGCAACTTTTCTATCAATCTGTGCTTGAGAGAACCCATTAAGAGCTAATAAATCTTTAACTAATTTTCTTTGAGTAGACTCATTATCATTTAGTTTATCTTTATCTATTGCATCATACATTTGTTGCTTAGAATCTGATTGTAGTAAATCATACATATTTACTCCTGACTCGTGATTCTCTAAAAGATATTTAATCTCTTCAGGCATAGACTCTTTGTACTCTGAAATTTTTGAATCTATTGTTTCTTGAACTCTTCCAAGTAACCAGTCTTCAGACTCTTCAAAGTCATTATCTTTATAGTCTATTAATCCTTTTTCTCTTTGAATTTCTGCAAAAACTCTAAGAACAGATTCTCCATCTTCTTCTTCTTCTTTGCTTTCTTCAGAAGAGTTAGAAACTTCTTCCGTTTCTGATTCTTTAATATCTTCTTTTTTAAGTTCATCAGCTTCTTCTTCTGAATCTTCTTTATTTTCGTTATCAGGAAGTTCGTCAACTTCTTGTATTTTTAATTCTGGATTAAAAATACCAGGCTCTTCTTCTTCTTTATTTTCTGCACTTAAAGGTGTGTTAACCTTCTCTTCTTCATTTGGAGTTGCAATGTTTCCTAAAACACTCAAATCCAATCCATCTAAAATATTGTCTTCTATAGCCATAGTTTAAGTTAATTGAGTGGCAAATTTAAAAATTTAATTTATTTATACAATACCTTACCACAACAGTATGTACAAAATTAATATCTATTTATAGCTAAAATATAATTTTAGAAATTATATCTTACTGCATAAAATTGTTTTCTTGCTTTTTTAATGCTTCTTCTTCTATTTTTTTCCTATGTAACTTTATATTTTCGTTTAAAGTTGCGCCTTCCTGGTTAGGAGTAGTTAGGAAATTTAAAGCATCTTTTGCTTTATCTTCTAAAAAACTATCTATTATTTCGCTTGGCGTTGGCATCTTTATCTTTTATATTAAGTTCTTGTTGTTTTAAAGAAGTGTTTACTTGAAGTTTTTCTCTTTCAAGTTGAAGTTTAGCTAAATCAATATCATCTCTAATTTGATTGTTATTTAAATCTCTATCCATATTTTTAGATTGAGCATTCATTCTAGCTATTTCTAACTTAGTACTATTGTCTTCACTGTTACGTTGATCTTCTCTGTTTTCTTTTTCTATTTCGAACTGCATTTGCGCCTCGGCTTGTTGTTGCTGCATTTGCATTTGTTGTTGTTGCATTTCAGATTGTCTTTCTCTTGATTCTCTTTCAGACTTTTTAAGCTGAATTCTTGTATCTGCGAGAGAGTTTGAGTTGTATACATTAATAACATCTGATAAAGACATTTGATCGTTTTGTAAAGCTGCATGTGTTAGTTGTTTAAGAGCGTCTAAAGCCATAGTATCTTTAGCAGAGTTAGACACAAATAGTCCATATTCTGACGAAGCAATATTATCTCCTTGTAAAGAAAATACTATGCTTGACAATTCGTCCGTCATATATTGGAATCGTTTTGTTTTGCCTTTGTATAAATCTTTAGATACATTTAATAAAGTTTCCATAACTCTAACCTTTGTTTCATTATGGATTTCAAATAATTTCTCAGTAATATGCGATGATTGTACTACCGCACGTTGAGTGTT